GAATAAAAAAAAATATAACCGCTAGTAGCATTGTTTATTCGTTTAATTTCTTTTACCGTAACATTCCACTCGACCATTTTACCTTGATAATCTAGTTGTACTTGTGGTATGTCCGATAAAGTAAAGTTTTCAATATAAAAATCTCCGCCACCTATTAATGTTGCTGTATTAATTTGGTAAGCATTGTAACTTTTCCATATTCCATTTTTTTTGACGTCATAACGACTGATACTGTTGATATATCCGCTACCGTCAGCCCAGAAAAAACCAAGAATAATGTTGTCTTTATCAAATATTTCAACTGGCGATAAGTCAAATCGTTTCGTCACTTTATTAAATACTAAAAAACCGTTGCTATTAGTTAATCTTCCCTCGTAATTTTCCGGCCATATATTGTTAACTCCGTCAACGATAGCAGGAGTATTTACAATAATTTTCATCTCGTCAAAATTTACAACTAAAGAACCAGCATTTATATAAGCGTTCGTTTTACCGTCAGACACCTGTTTTGCAACCACTTCTCCAGCTGCTTGATATACTCCACCTGCTACCCATGTTGAACCGTTCCAGTAATTCCAGTTTTTATTATCGGTTGTAATATATATACCACTGCCACCAGTTGGGTGGGCTTGTTTTAAAGCAGTAAGATTGGCAAAAGTACCTTTTGGCGAACCGTCCATTATGTTTCTTAAAATTTCTTTAATTTTTTCATCGTCTGCCTTGCCTTCCATAATTCCCTCGATATTAGCAAGCCTTGCCGATAAGTCGACAAATTTTGCTCTTGCTTGAGATACTTCCATATTTGAATTACCTTCTCGAACATTCTCCAACCACGTTCTCTCAAATAACTGTGCAATTATTTCTCGAATGTCAGAACCTTTACTTTTTGTTCTTATCCACTCGGTTAACTCCGATATTTGATGTAATTTGTCGGTTGGTACGTCCTCAAAGTCTGTATAATATATAGGTCGGCTGGTTGCCTCACCTACCGTTTGTTTTAATGTGTTAAAATCATACGTCATTGAGCTGTCTCACTTCCTTTGTTTAATTCTTTAATTTTTTTATCTAATTCAGCAACTTTTGTTTTGTACTGATTCAGTTTGTTTTGAGTAATTTCCTTTTGTAATTTTAAATTACTGATTGTTGCTTTATCCTTTTCAGCGTTCAATTTAGATATTTGTTCATCTATTAATTTTATTTCTCTCGTATTAGTTTCAACGATTGAATTGTAAGTCGCTAATTCAGATTGTAATATCGCTAACTGATTTGACTTCGCCGTTTCTTTTGCAATTTGAGCCTGTCTTGCGTTATTGTCAGCCAACACTTTCTCCATTGACTTCGCCGCTTCTTGTTGTTGTAATTGAAATTTTGATAATGTGATACTATCAGAACCAACTGTTAAATCGACTGATTCGGGTTGTGTAATATCTATTACTTTCTTGATAATTTGTAATCTTTCAACTCCCGACAATGGTGCATTGTCAACAGGGTGCGTATTACCTAATTTAAATTTATCGTAAGTATTATCGATTAAATAAAGCTCCACAACAGAAATATTCCATGATGAAATAGCTATTTTCTGTGCATTCATATATTGTTTACCACGTTGAAATAAAATATTGTCGCTTTCAATGTCCGTCCAGTCTACAGGACGTTGAATAATACCGAATTTCTTAACCAGTTCAGCGTCTTCTATGTATCGCTTACCACCGTTTACACGGTCAATAGTAACACGTTCTCTTATCACATATTGTCCTGTTTCTTCAGAGCGTTCTGTATCTTGAATATCAGCACCGAGTGGCACGAGTCTAGTTATTAGGTTACTTAAATCTAACTCACGGCTTGCAGTCTCGATATTAGTTCCAAGTTGAATTGGACTTTTCTTATCTTCTCCAACTTTCTCTAAATAATCTAAATACAAGCCGTCTTCTTCTACTCTTAATTGGATATATCCACCCATTCTACCTACTAGATTGTTCTTAATAGTATCAAATGTTGTTTCATATCCAATATATCGATAAGGTACGTCAGATTGATTTTTAACTGTGATTTTACCTATTTTAAATCGCTTGTGTTCTTCTACTTGAGAATTGTGCGTATTGATAATACGTTGAAAATAATCTAATACACCGTTATTACTTACCTTTTCAAAAGTCTGTGTCGAGTCTTGCAAATAACCTAATACTGATTCACATATCAGCGTTTTTGAAAATAGTCCGCTATTATCCATTTGTGATGTTGGCTTTAAAACACGTCCGTAAAACTCTATTTCACCGTCATATTTGTTGATAACTTTAACAAGTCCATTAATTGGATCAATCTTGTTATAAAGTGGGTGGTCGTACATCAATTCAAATTCAAACGTAGGTATTTCTGATAATGATTGAGTGATTTTGCCACTAGCAACTTTATTACCGTCAACTTGTGTCTCATGCATTATCTTGCCATTACTGTCATTGAAATTATCATAATATATCGCCCTATATCCAAGTTGTATCATGCCATTACCTCTTTTCTAAAATGGAAATAAATTGTGCCATAACCCTCGACTGTTACGTCATTTACACCGGGTTTTAAACTCAAATAGTAATCTGAGTTATCACCACTTGTAATATTTGCTGTATCTCCATTGACTGTTACTTTGAAATTACTGTCAGCTGTAATTGTCGGTTTAATCGATACTGATCCAGCGTTAAATAACGGGAATTTTAACTTCCCTCGCACTTCGTATTTTGTATAGTTAGCAATAACCTCATGTGGATTGTCGTAAAGTTCGTTAAAATTATCGTCAAACTTGTTTTTTTCACCGATTAAAAACGGATAGCAATTAAATACTATTGTTACAAGCAAACCATTAAATTTATAATCGTTCTCTACCTCTACTGACTTACATTTCCCAAGCCAATAATAATTGACGTTGTGCGTCTCAAATAATTTCTGTTGGTTATGCAACATTAATCTTTGCTTAATTCTACGTTCAACAAATTTACGTTCTGAATAAGGTGTATTAAATAATCTAAATTTATATTTTATTTCTCTATTTTTAAATATTCTTTCACCTAACAAAGCTGAAAAATCAAGGACACCTTGGCTAAAAGGTAAGTCCTTGATAATTTCTTTCTCTTCCGGTGTAGGTGCGTCTCTTTCAATCATATACAATTTTTCGTTTTTAGAATTGAAATTCATAAACTGAATAAATTCTTTAATCTCTAATGCCATGATGTCCTACTCCTAATCTGTGTATTTTGTCCTAAACGTCTATCAACAGTACTTCCGACTTTTTGTCCGTCTAAGTAAACAAATTTACCGTTTTTAGTTTCTATGATTAATTCATCAATTTTATTGATTAAATCACGGTTTGAAACTGTGTTGTTAATGCTGTGGTTAACGCTTTGTGGTGTATGTGCTACTGAAATACCGCTAGTAGTTCTTGCTTCTAATCCAGCTAAACTCATTTCAGTATTTATAGCAGCGTTTAAAGCGTCTGAGATAGTCCCAGCCATATCTAACACTAGATTTTGTACTTCTCCAAAACCTGTGCTAATTCCACGGTGTAAACCTTGCATAATTGCAATACCGTTATCAATTAATAAACGTCTATCATATGAAATCGGTCCTTTGTGATCTTTTATCCATTGTGCCATACTACTAACACTAGATTGAATGTTTCTCCATTCTGCGTCTAGTCCTTGAGCAAATGATTGCATAACAGCTAAACCGTGGTTATACAAGTTAATATTGCTAATGTTATTTAAAGCGTTACGGATATTGTTTACAGTCTCGTTAGATTTTTCAACCAACTTACGACCTACATTATCCCACTCTGTCACCATGTTTTGACCTGCTGTTCTGAATATTTCAACCATTTGTGTCATTTCCGTTCTAACAACTTGCGAACTAGAATTCATACCGCTAATGATAGCACTTTTAATTTGATTCATTGCCGCTTGCATGATTACAGTCATTTGTGTTCCTGCGTACTGAACAGTTGCCGCCATTTGTGAACCTGCATTCGCAATAGACGCTGTTGCGTTTGCCATTGCTGACTGAATACCTATTCCTAACGCAACAATACTACCTTGAGCAGTATTGGCACTCGCTCCTAAGCTTACTAAAGCACTATTCGCACTACTAGCTTGAGCGTTAAACGAAGCTAACCCAACACCAGCTAACATAGTAGCAGGTGCTATTGTCATAAGCATAGCGTTAAACTGTGTAACAATTGAACCAAGTCCTGTAAGTCCTGTTAATGCGTTTTGGATATTTGTTCCGAACGTAGTCATAGCAGTTACCGTACTTGTTAAAATAGTAGGTAAGTTAGTTAATGCGGTAGTGAAAGCCGTTAATAATGTTGGTAAGGCTGTTAATGTTGTCTGAACCATTACAGACGCTTGACCGAATAACATCATTCCCGTTCCTAGCATTGTCATAGCTTGACCCGCTGTTGCAAGTCCCGGACCTTGTAAAGCTATTGCTCCAAGTCCAGTCGCTGTCGCCGCTAGTGACGCTGTTAAATCTGCTAACCCTGTGTTAGTTATCATTACAACCCCTTCAGCTAACGCTTTAAAACCATTTCCGGCATTTAACGCAGCATTTCCAATTGAGTCAAAAACACCTGCTAACGAGTCAAGAATACTACTCACAGCGTCTCCAAACGATTTTATAACATCAGAAGCACCGCTAAATACTTTCGATAATACATCTCCGAACGCTTGAACAATACCTTTGACTTGCTCTAAAATCGGTACAATTTGACCTACTAGAGTATTAAAAGCACCAACAATTTGACTAATCACACTAGCAACAACAGTTGCTAATTTGGTAATCGACGGCATAAACGGTGCTAATGCTTGAATAATCTGAACAATAGCACTAGCAATAATTGGTGCAACCTTAACAAAAGCGTCAGCCAGTATTTGTATAATAGGTGTAACGGCTGTAATTACCGTAGCTATTCCAGTTGATATTGATGAAATAACTGTAGCCATCGCCGTTCCAAAAGCCGTGATAACTGGTGCTAATGTTGAGATTGACGAAATAACCGTAGCTATCGCAGTACCAACAGAAGTTATTACCGTACCAATTCCGTTAAATAACGCTGTCAAACCATTACTTTGAGTTAAGATTAGAGTAATAGCCGCCCCAACCGCTAACACCGCCGCTGCAAATGCTAACATTGTTGCCGGGTTAACTAACGCTATACCTCTGAACATTGTTGCCAACCCTGTTCCAATACCTTGAAAGGCTGTTGAAATTGATTGACCGATACCAGTTAAAACACTCTTGATTGAGTCACCTATACCTTTTACTTTATCAAGTAAAGTCTCTATGGAAATATCATCTGTTAGAATCATTGGGTCGAATCTCCAAACAATACTCCCAACTCCTAATTCCTTAACTAATAACTTAAAAGTCTCAATGCGGTTGGAGAGAGGAGGAACTTTCTCTAAATGATTACCTTCATAATCATTCAGCGTATATTGAATGTAACATTTAATGTTACGCTCCTTCAGTATATGCAAGTATGGCAATAAAGGGCGTGGATTCTTCGACCAGAACACAATAAAGCGTGTATTCTCGTAAGACACATACGACTTTACACCATTAAAGGGGTTTGTCCATGCGGAATATCCTTTCTCTAATCGGTCAAAGAACCAATCTGCATAGAAAGCAGGAATATCTGTACTTCTACTTGCAGAT